CATGCCGGCGCGGCCGGCGCCGCAGAGCCTGGGCTCGATCAAGGGGCCGTATGTCTCGGGCGTGACGAAGCCGAACTCGTCGCAGCACCCTTGCCGGCGATGACCGTCGTCACGCTGCAGGGGCACGCGGTCGCGGCGCCGGGCGAGCCGGATCACGACTTGCTCGAGTACATCGAGGCGCTGCTCGAGCGCGTGCTGGCGGGCAAGACGGTGGCGATCGCCACGGTCGAGGTGGAGCAGGCGAACACGGTCGCGGTCGGGTTCTGCAACAACGGCAATCACTATCACCAGCTGAACAGCGGCGCGGCGCGGCTTGCGGCGCGGCTCGCCACGATGGGCAACGATGGCTGACTACTCCTCGCTGTTCAACACGCCGAAGGTACAGCTGCTGCTGCCGGAGCCGGCGCAATGACGGCCGAGCTCCGGTACACCGCGGACGGTCGTCCGATCTATCGCATCGAGGGCCCGGTGCTCGAGCGGTTCATGACGAGCACGGCGCAGGTGCAGGTGATCCAGGGTCCGGTCGGATCCGGCAAGTCGAAGGCGTGCAATCTCAAGGTCTGGTCGATCGCGGCGCAGCAGAAGCGGGCGCGCGACGGGCTGCGCTACTCGCGCTGGGGCGTGGTGCGCAACACCTACCCGGAGCTCAAGACCACCACCATCCGCACCTGGACCGACACATTTCCGGAGAACGTCTACGGCACGATCGTGTGGTCGATGCCGGCGCGGCAGCGGATCTTCGTCGGCGACATCCGCATGGAGGTGGATTTCCTCGCGCTCGACAAGGACGAGGACGTCAAGAAGCTGCGCTCGGGCGAGTACACCGGCTTCTACTTCAACGAGCTCCAGTACGGGCCGAAATCGATCTTCGATGAGATGACGTCGCGGGCGGGGCGGTTCCCCGCAATGAAGGACGGCGGCCCCAGCTGGCACGGCGTGATCGCCGACATGAACGCGCCGGACGAGGACCACTTCATCGCGATGATGACCGGGCAGGCCGAGTGGCCGCCGAACATGCCGGAGGACGAGCGCGCCGCGCTCACCTGGCCGCCGGAGTGGGACTTCTACATGCAGCCAGGCGCGCTGATCGAGGTGCGCAATCCGGACGGCACGCTGCGCTACCGCGCGAACCCGAAGGCCGAGAACGTCAAGTGGCTCCCCGACCGCTACTACCTCGACCAGATCAAGGGCAAGACGCGCGCCTGGATCAAGTCGCGCGTGCTCAACGAGATCGCGCTGGTGGTTGACGGCTCGCCGGTGTGGCCGGCGTTCCGGCCGGACTTCCACGTCGCCACCGAGGTGCTGAAACCCGTGCACGGGCACGAGGTGATCCTCGGCATCGACTTCGGGCGCTGGCCGGCGATGCTGTGCGCGCAGCAGATCGGCGACCGGATCTTCGTGCAGTACGAGCTCCTCGGCTTCAACGAGAGCGCGGTGACGTTTGCGCCGAAGGCCAAGCGCTTCCTCGAGCAGCACTATCAGGGCTACACGATCCGCGCCTACGGCGACCCGAAGGGCGCCGACAAGGGTCAGGCGACCGACAAGAGCTCGTTCGAGGTATGGGACGAGTGCGGGATCCACGTCACGCCGGCACCGGTGAAGCTCAATGCGATCGAGGCGCGTGTGAGCTCGGTCGATCACGTGCTCAACGACAATCCGAGCGGCGTTGCCCGCTTCCAGCTGTCGCCGCTCGCCCGCACGACCAAGATCGGCATGGCCGGGCGCTACTGCCTCGAGAAGGACGAGACCGGCGAGACCAAGCCGACGAAGAACCGCTACTCGCACCCGTGCAACGCGCTCGAGTATCTCTGCCTCGGGCTGGGCGAGGGCCGCCGGATGATCGGGCTGCGGCCGATCAGCGGCATCAAGCCGGTGCGCGTCGCGCTGAAACGCAAGTCGATGCGGAGGGTCTCTGCATAGGATTTGCATAAATCGGAGGCCAAATGACAAAGCCCGCCGATCTCTGCAGCACGTGCCGGTTCTGGCAACAGGCGACCGACGCCGATCACGGGCTGTGCCGGCGCTACGCCCCGGTGCCGACGTTCGAGCCGCATCCGCGGTTCTGGCCGCGCACGCTGCCGGACGACTGGTGCGGCGAGCATGAGGCGGCGAAGCAGCAGCTGCCGGCGAAGCGCAAGAAGGCAAAACGCAAATGGACGACCCAGCGCCGATCGGCGCCCCGCCGGTCTGGATCCTCGTCTTCTGCCGGAGCTCGACGGCCTGGTGGGTCAACCGGCTCCCCGGCACCTACAAGCACGTCCGCGCGTATGCGTTCGTCCCGGCGATGAAGGCGTGGCTGTTCTACGACGTGTCGCTGTCGGCGACCGTCATCTACGCCGCGCCGGACGGGCTGACGGCCGAGGCCTACATCGGCGACTTCGTTCGCGATGCGGACCTGGTGTCCGTCAAGCCGCGGCGCGGCACCAGGCGCCCGCAGTTCCGTCCGTTCACCTGCGTGTCGGCGATCGCGCACCTGGTCGGGATCCGCAGCGGTGCTTTGCGGCCCGACCGGCTCTACCGCGATGTTCTCGCGGCAGGAGGATCTCCCCTTGGGCAGCAGCGATCCGCCCCCGGCCCCCGTCTTCGTGATGCCGCCGCCTGATCCTGCGCTCTCGGTGCTCGAGCAGCAGACGCAGGAGCAGAACATCCGCGCGCAGCAGACGCAATCGACGCTCGACACCGCGCACCTGATGCAGCGCTACGGCATCATGTCGGCGCTCGCCGGCTCCTCGGCGCCGCTCTCGGCCGGCGCGCAGACGGTGGCGGCCTCGCTCGGCGGCGGCACCTCGAGCGGCGGCTTCGGCGCGCTGAGCGGCATGCTCAACAGCATGTTCCAGGGTGGCGGCTCGCCGTTCGCCTCGCTCGCTGGGAGCCGCTGATGGCGAAGGACGTCAAGTCGAAGGATCCAAAGAAGGAGCTCGAGGCCGAGGCGATCGACCGGCTGCGCGACGCGCGCCGCTGGAAGGAGCTCTGGGTCATCGATTTCCGCGAGTGCTACTTCTTCTCGGCGCCGCATCGCCAGCGCCAGGTGAGCTCGCAGACCAAGCCGCCGGTGCAGCGTCTCCTCGACGCGCCCGAGCTCCAAACCAGCTGCGGCTACGAGTGGACCGGCGACTTCGTCACCGAGGTGGTCAACACCTACATGCCGGAGGCGCAGAACTGGTGCGAGCGCGGGCCCGGCATGTTCATCTCGCCGGATATGTTCAAGCAGGTGCAGGACCAGGTCCGCAAGCAGGACAAGCAGATTTTCGAGGCCATGAAGGCGTCGAACCTCTACCCGGAGATCGCCAAGGCGTTCAACCCGGATCTCGCGATCGGCACCGTGGGCTTGTGGATCGACATGCGCCGGCCGCACCTGCCGATCGAGGTGATGGCGTGCCCGCTGCGCGAGCTCGAGGTGAACATCGGGCCCGGCGGCCTGATCGATGATCGCTTCGTCATCCGCTACACGAAGTACCGCTACCTCAAGTCGCTGCTGCCGAAAGACGTCTCGCTGCCGAAGAAGATCGAGGACCAGATCCGCGACGTCCCGAACAACTCGACCGACATCAAGTGGGGCTTCTGGCGCCTGTGGGAGGAGGACGAGGAGACCTGGCAGCACACCATCCAGGTGGAGGACGACCTGGTGCACGACGCGCGCATGGTGGGCGAGGGCTCGTGCCCGCTGATCGTCGGGCGCTGGAACGCGACGTCCGACTGGCCGTGGGGCTACGGCCCGCTGATCCAGACCCTGCCGGACCTGCGGCAGATCGATGAGCTCGAGGGCCGCAAGATCGACGACATAGATCGCAACCTCGACCCGCCGCTCGGCTATCCGGACGACAGCTTCACGCACGTCGAGCAAGGCGTCGAGAACGGCATGGCGTATCCGATCCGCGTCGGAAGCCAGGATGCGATCAAGCCGCTCTACAGCCAGGTGAACGTCGAGAGCGCGATGCTCGAGCACCAGGAGATGGAGCACCGCGGCAAGCGGCTGTTCTACATCGACTACCCGGAGCAGCGCGGCGACACGCCGCCGACGCTCGGGCAGTGGCTGGACGAGCTCGCGCGCGCGCAGCGCCGCATCGGCACGCCTGGCCTGCCGTTCTGGCGCGAGGTGCCGGCGCAGATCTTCCTGCGCTTCAAGTACCTGCTCGAGCGCATGGGCACCATCCAGCCGATCGTGGTGGACGGTCGCGCGATCTCGCTGCGGCCCTACAACCCGGCGCAGCGCGCGGCCGAGCAGCAGGAGATCGCCACCGCGACCCAGTTCGCGCAGATCATGGCGCAGATGTTCCCGGAGGAGTGGAAGGCGGTCGTTGACGGTCGCGAGACCATGACGGCCTTCATGGAGAAGATGCGCGTCACCGGGCTGATCAAGCTGCGCGACCCGCAGGCCGTGAACAACTTCGTGCAGCAGATCGCGCCCCTGGTGGTCGGGCGCGAGCGGCCTGGCGCTCCGACGCTGGCCGGCGGCGGCGCGGTCCCGCAAGGCGGTGCCGGCGCCGCGGGAGTGCCGCCACGGTGACGGGCGAGGACACACCGTCCCCGCGCGACGAAGAACTCCACGCCATCGATCAGATCGCGCGCACGCAGTACGGCCTGCTGCTGCACCGCTATTTGCGGCGTCTCCTCGAGGCGACGACGGCCACGAACGACACCGGTGCTTTGCAGAGACATGAAGGCATCCGCACCCTCGCCCGCGATTTGATGGGCCACATGGCCCGAGGGATCGAAGACACGTCCCATGGCGGAAGCGGGCAACCAGACAGGCCAATCGTCAGCGCCTCCGGCGGGGCAGTCCGGACAGGCCGGGAATACCGGACAGTCCGCGACTACCTCGTCGCAACAGAGCCAGCAGACGAACGGCCAGCAGACGAACGGAGCTCAGCAGCAGACCGGCCAGACCGGCGCTGGCGAGCAGCGCACCGGCGACAGCGCCGCGACCAAGGCTGAGCGGCCGGCGGATCTGCCCGAGAGCCTCTGGCTCGCCGACAAGCGCGTCATCGACTACGGCAAGCTCAACGAGATCGTGACGCGCGACGCCGCCGACCAGGTGCGGCGCAACGGCCTGCCGGCGACGCCCGAGGCCTACCGCTACGAGCTCCCGAAGGATTTCAAGGCACCGGACGGCGTCGAGTTCAAGTTCAACGAGAACGACCAGAACCTGCAGCAGGCGCGCGTCGCCGCGAAGGAGATGGGCCTCACGCAGGACCAGTTCTCGCGTTTCCTCGGCCTCTATGCCGGCGACCAGGTCAACACGCAGCAGAAGATCAAGACCGCGCGCGAGACCGAGATCAACAAGCTCGGCCCGACCGCGACGGCGCGCATGTCGGCGATCAACACCTTCCTCGAGGGCACGCTCGGCGCCGCC